CCTCAAACAATTTTTCTTTGGTGGGTATAACTTTACATTCATTCTGTGCTACCCCTGAACAAAAAACCATTAATAAAATAAATTTTGTCATTGACAATCCTTCAAATTAATTTATATTAAATATAAATAATGAAAGGTATTATATATGACTGACATGAGTAAATACAGGAATGTTTCACTGTCCAAAGAAACATACAAGGTCTTAGAAAAGTTATCTAAACTGATACTTCCAGAGGCAAAACTAAGTGTATCAAAAACAATAGAAGCAATAGCAAACGAGAAAGCAAAGAAATATAATGGCCAATTCAAAAAAGATTAAACGGGTTTATGTCTGTCCCACTTGTAAAGGAAACGGATATTTAAAATTTAACACCATTTTAAGTAATGAAGAGATGATCGAACAGTGTCATGACTGTGATTCTCAAGGAGAGATCTATGATTATGATAATGACTTCGAGATAGAAGGTCTGGGGATATCGATACACTAATGATCTCTGATGTAGACAAAGCTTACATTGCGGGTTTGTTTGATGGTGAAGGATCCATACATTTTAAAAGAAAACCAGAGAAAAAAAGATCAGGAACCTATGATTGCATGCGCATTAGTATGGAAATATCTATGACGGATCGTAGTGTTTTGATTTGGGTACATGAAGTATTAGGAGTTGGAACTTTAAACAAGAAACCTAGAAAAGGTAAACGAGTGGATGGTTCAAATTACTTGATGCAATACAGATGGCGTTGTACATTTAGAGATGCTTTTTATGTGTGTTGTTTGCTTTGGCCCTTTGCTCATACAAAACTACATAAAATTCAACAAGTTATAGAGCATTATGCTAATGAAAAAGTAAACATGGATAATATTGTTGATCTAGCAGATTTTAAAAGGAGGAAAAATGTTGGACAAAATAGTTTATGATACACTTCATTTCATCATGAAGTGGGCAGGACAAATAAATTCTTGGGCGTGGCGTAAACATGTCAAGATAATAGAGGACAAACGACAAAAAGAAAACGAAGAGTACGTCAAAGAATTAAAAAAGAAGTTATGAGTAAAAAAGAAAAATTTGATGGTAGATCAAGACCGAGCACCGATTTATATCGTAAACGTTTTGATGAGATATTTGGTAAGAAAGAAAAAATATATCCTGAAAATGCTTTTTCAAGAGGTATAAGAAAACAAATGAAGAGAAGAGAAAAAACCCTTCATGAAGAACTGACAAATGAAGAAGAATAATAAATTCAACTATATAAGTGGTAAACAGATCACCAATCCTGATACAGGAAAAAGGGTTTATGAGATAAGTAATTATAGACTTCCGTCCGTTACTACTATATTAGGGGCCACCAAAAACACAGATTTTTTAAAGAAATGGAAGGCTAAAGTTGGAGAAGTTGAGGCGGAACGAATCAAAAACCATAGTAGTAATAGGGGGACATCTATGCACAAGTTCCTCGAATCTTATGTGGAAGGAGTTGGGTACGATGATCTTACAGGGATCGGACAGGAGGCGAAGCCCATGGCCCAAAAAATTATTGAAAAAGGTTTATCGAACGTTACGGAATATTACGGCTCGGAAGTCACATTGTTTTATCCTGGGTTGTACGCTGGGTCTACTGATCTCGTTTGTAATTACAAGGGCCTTGATACTATAATCGACTTTAAACAATCGAATAGACCGAAGAAAGAGGAGTGGATCGAGGATTATTATCTTCAAATTGCAGCCTATTGCATGGCCCATGATTATGTATACAAGAGTAATATCCGTCAAGGAATGATTATGGTGTGTACGCCAGACTTATTTTATCAGGAATTTTCGTTCACGGATCATGAACTACGGACATGGAAACATAAGTTCTTGAAACGACTAGACATGTACCATGAACTAATGAACGATGAGAAAGAAAAAGTGGCACCAATGAAAGCAGAAGAATTTGAAAACTAATTACAGAATAGGACGGAGAAATCATAACGGGGACAGTGGTAGGTTCTTGGCAGAAATGTCGGCGTTGGTTCGGGTCTCTAGCTCCTTACATATTCATCCCGTTAAACCAACAACTACCACACAAAAATGAAAGGAGAACCATGGATCAAGAACCCGCGGCTAGAACAAGAGCAAAACTAGAAAAAACAAAAGGTAGACACAGAGCTAAAATTGAAATCTTAACTGAGATTTTAAATTGGATTGAACTTGGCAAAAGTCATGAAGAAATGCATGAACATTGTGGTCTTAGTTTAGAGTATCATCGTATGCAAGTAGATATTCTAAAAGAACAAATAAGAGGTTTATTTAAGGAAGAGAAATATATGGAGGATAATTTATAATGAATTGTTGGCACTGTGGACATGAGTTGATATGGGGTGGTGACCATGATACGGAAGATAATGAGGATTATGATATAGTTAGTAATCTTTCGTGTCCTAACTGCCATTCATTAGTGGATGTATGGCATCCATCGACAAAATTAATAGAAGAATACAAAGAATACGATAAAAAATCAAAGTAGTTTATAACCTTTCTAAAGTAATCATGACATGAATGTGGTATAAATATGTCTTAAATAAGGCATAGGTGTTGCATATATATCACAAAAAAATACATAAGAGATGTCACAAATAAATGAGAGACGTTAAAAAAAAACATGAAAAAAAAGTGTCAAAGTGTCAGAATGAGCTATTATCGTTGGTATACAACAATAATACGTGACAAAATTAGTGACAGAAACTGTTTTAGTGACATAAATTTATGTCATTTATAGGTCTTTTTAAGTAAAAGGTTAGTCCAAGTTGAGTACAGTGGTGCCGCTCGGGACAAATAAATGGAAAATTTGTTAGGTGATTTATCTGGTACATCTCTTATAGGGATGATATAGGGAGATATGCCTAGGAAAAGACGTAAAGCTATCAACACTATAACAACTCCTGATATACCTTTTCAAAAAGTCAGAGTGGAGTGGGTCGACTGTGTCAGTGACTCGGCTTGGGCTACCGACAAAGAGTTTGATAAAATGAAACTGGCTTATCCTGTTAATGAGGGTTGGCTATACTCAAAAGATGATAAATCTATTAAGATGTTTGCCTCTTATGATAAAGATGAGGATGGTATTACTTTTGGGGATCGAACGATGATTCCTCGTCAGTGGGTGAAGAAGATTCAGAAGATATAACTTCACCATCTATTTGTTTTGCATTTAGAATTGGTGCATAGTCTTCTAATATTTGTTTCATTTTGTTTTCTAGTTCTTGTTCAGATAGGTCTTCTAACTTGCCTGTCTTAATAATTTTTCTATCTATATATAATCCTGCCGCTTTACCTCTAGCTATTTCCATATTTCCTGCAGTTGAAAAGGATCCTTTTTTAAGGGCCTTCTCTTTGATACGATCTAGCTCTGCCAGATGTCCATCAAATGTTACCATAAATTTCTGTATCTTTTCTTCTCTTAGTTTACCGATATACTCTACAACTAGTGGGTGAAATTTAGGGTGTGTTAATTCATAGCCTTCTTGACTGGCTCTATTGGGGCTAAAACCCGCTAATTTTGCCGCCTCAGTTTTTGTAACTGGTTTGCCGTCCTTGTCACCAAAGACTAGTATCTCAGCAAACTTTCTTTGTAATTCTGTCAATCTTTTTGGTACACCCATGTTTGACAATTTAAGTCAATTATCCTATAAAGTCAATAATGAAAGAGAAAAATACTGATGAACTTAAAATAGATATTCCTGAGGATAGAGGCACTCTGGATTTAACTAGACAAATTGATGAACTTAGACAGACTATTAAAGGCTATGAATTTCTTCTTAATGTTTTAAAAAAAGAAATATTTGAAGCTAAGAAAATTTCATCTGAGAATGAAATGAATAAAAATCTCTTGCAAGGATATAAAAAAGTGATAGAGGATTTGTCAGCTAAGTTAAGACAAAAAGATTCATGAGAGTACAAGACTTGCAGTTGTTTCTAAGCAACTTTACGAAAGGATCGGATGCAGTTAAGAATGCAGTCATCTACGTAGAGATTAAAGGAAAACTACACGCTATCAGAAGAATGGAAGTACATGAAAATGCTACTCCAATTATTGGTCAGCCAGGTCATAGTGCACACAGATTAGTTTTAAAAACTGAAAAACCTTCGAGTCTTATCTTACCAGATAAACTTCAGAAGGATTATTAATGCACTTGTGGGCCCAGAAACTAAACTATATAAAAAACTTAAAACTGCCTCAAAGGATATCATTTGGACTAGGTTGGAAAACCTTAGCCTACTTGGTACTCCCGATCTATTGGGCTATAATAATCATTGGCACTTTTTCACTGTAGAATTAAAAGTTGCAAGTGGTAACAAGGCTCGCCTGTCCCCTCATCAAGTATCGTTTCACGCTCGCCATCCTAAGAATTCTTTTGTGCTTGTGGAGTGGAAGAAGAAGTGTTTATTGTTCGAGGGCCATCAATCGCTTGCGCTTGTTGATTCTTCGTTGTCTTCGCTTGAGCCTGTAGCATCCTCACTTGAGGATTCAGTATCTTTTTTGTCATCGCTTGGTGCTTGATTCTTTTTAAGTTGTTTGTAATAGTTTGGATGTCTAAATATGTGGGTCACTTAATTTCAAATTCAAATGGTTCAACTTTGTCCCCATTATCATATCTTTCAGCAAACTTCGAGCATAATTCTAAATCACTTATTGAATCATCTTTAATAACTTCTTCATAATCATTTTCTGGATCGGTCACTGAAATAAAAAAACTCTCATGAAACATTTTACTTGCATAGTCTGGACTACCCATCCAACCAACTGATACAAGCTTGTCTGGAAATTTATCTTGCACTGCGCATGAGATTGGACAACACTCTTTTGCATTTACGCCTTTACTGAATAGCTTGGGCGCTAGGTCTATATGTTTTTGTTTTACTTCTATTTTCATTATTCGTCCCCCATACAACTTTGTACTTTTTTATAAGCAACAACTTTAAAATCATAACCAACTGTATCTCTATCAATTTTTAATTTTAATGCCTCTTGCCATTCAATTAAAGGATTGCCTTTGCAATCAAAGTCAATACCTATAAATTTAGGTTCTTTAAAACCTATCCATTTTTGTTTTTTCATTATTCTATCTCCTCTATATCTTCTATTGTAAAATCTCCCGCTGAATTTGACCAATCACTGCTCAAATAATCAGAGGCGCATGTGTCTAATGCAATCTTCTCAGCTTGTTTTTTATCTTTTGCCTCTATTTCTGTTTCATAGATAGCGTATATAGTTTCTTCTGCTCTTACTTTATATTTTTTCATATTTGTTTCCTCCAATTTTTATCGACTATGTAAACGCCATCATCATTTTCTGACCATAATGTTTCATAAGGTTGATTAGTTTCTTCTATCCAATCATCAATCATTTCTACATCTGTCATAAGAGAACCACATTCGTAATCATCCCATTTAACTAAATGAGTTTTTTCTACCCAATCTCTATAAGATTTTGATACATCACCAAGACATCTATCATTAGGATAAAATCCATAATGATCTACAGTTATTGCAACATCAATTGTTTCAGTTTGTTTTTTCATCTGTTCCCTCATCTGTTATTTCTTCATCAAAACAA